CTTTGCCTTAATGAAGATGAATATTTATGGCTTAGTGAAGATGGGTTAAAGAAAGCAGAGACATCCTTAGTAGATTCTATGTTAATGCAAAGAACACATAACAGAGTATTCCAAACAGGTAGATTAGAATATACCTCATGTGCTTCTTGTTTAAGAGATCAATACCAAGACTTAAAGAAAATTTATGACACATACTAACAACGATATAATACAAGTAATATATTCAGGTAGATTCTTTTTTGTAGTTTGCCTGAATTAATTAATTAAATTGTATTAATTATGGATAAGAGAAAGAATAATGGGGGACATTCTACTGCTGGCAAAGCTGGTCGTAAAAGTCTATCCGATGAGATTAAAGGATTTAACCTAGCAGCACCACACGTTGAAGATGCTTTTAGAGTAATAGCAGAAATAATGATTGATGAGACTAAACGTCCTGTTGATAGGATTGCTAGTGCTAAGATACTAATCGAGTATGGTTGTGGTAAACCGAAGGAGAAAGTAGAATCTGACATCACAATCAATACAACAACACTAAAAGATTTAATTAACTTTGGTAACACTGAATCCTAAATATAAAACGTTTGGAAGTGATAGCAGATATTTCATTGTTACTGGTGGTAGGGGTAGTGGGAAGTCTTACAGCATTAATTTGCTACTTCTACTACTTACATATGAAAGTGGACATACGATTCTATTTACAAGATATACACTTACTTCTGCTCACGTTTCTATTATTCCTGAGTTTATTGATAAGATTGATGTATTAGATAAGCATTCAGATTTTCATATTACAAAGGACGAAATCATAAACTTAAGGACAGGAAGTAAGATATTATTTAAGGGTATCAAAACAAGTTCAGGAACTCAGACGGCAAACCTTAAATCATTGGCTGGAGTTACAACGTGGATATTAGATGAAGCAGAAGAACTAACGGATGAAGATACATTCGATAAGATTGACTATTCGATACGTTCTAAGGATAAACAGAATAGGGTAATTCTTATTTTAAATCCAGCAACGAAAGAACATTTCATCTACCAAAAGTTCTTTGAGTCGAAAGGAATTGAAGCTGGGAGTAATGCAATCAAAGGAGACACTACATACATACATACGACATACCTAGATAATTACAACAACTTATCTGAATCATTTTTAAATCAAATACAAACCATAAAAGAACGTAGACCAGATAAGTATAAACACACAATATTAGGTGGATGGCTAGAGAAAGCAGAGGGTGTTATCTTTACTAACTGGAGAATAGGAGAATTCAACAAAGATAATGGCTCAGTATTCGGTCAGGATTATGGATTTAGTAACGATCCATCGACATTAATTGAAACGTCAATTGATAGGACTAACAAACGAATATACATTAAAGAACATATACATAAGCAAGGTTTAACAACATCGGAACTTGCACAACTAAATCAACAATTTGCGGGTAGAGATTTAATAGTAGGTGATAATTCAGAGCCTAGATTGATTGCAGAACTTAAGGCAAGAGGGTTAAATATTGTAGCGACAATTAAAGGTGCAGATTCAGTTAAATATGGGATAAGTTTAATTCAGGATTATGATTTGATTATTGAAGAAAATTCCGTAAATTTGATAAAAGAATTAAACAACTATTGCTGGCTAGAAAAGAAGAGTGAAACACCAATAGATAAATGGAATCACTGCTTAGATGCGATGAGATATGCAATTAGTTACCAGTTAGCTAATCCTAATAAAGGGAAATATTCAATTTACTAAATACAAAATATGAAAACAGAAGTTAAAGAAGTAACGTTTCAAGTACCAAACAAGAAACAAATTATTAAGGATGTAACCTTAGACTTGATTGAAAAGTTTAAAGCTGAGCATGGGGATGGATGGAAGTTAGAAATGTACGAAGCTATCGACAATGAGATAATGAAGTTTCAGGGAAGCTTAGAGTATTGGAAAGCTATTAGAAAGAATATTAAATGAAGGAGATTAAAGATTTTAAAGACAGGAGTTGCATATCATATCTAGACCAAATAGATATACATAGAGGTATTGAGGTTCATGTCGACCATAATAATATGTTTATTATAAATATAGATGATGGAGGACCACAAGGAGCTCAAATAGAATTAGACAAAGAAGCAATAAAAGATTTAGTTAATTTTTTAATAGGCGAATGAAGTTAGAGTTAGTAATACCAACATCGTTAAATGAAATACCTTTGATGCACTACCAAAAATACATGGTAGTTGCATCGAATAAGGATAACTCAGAGCTGTTTATATCACAGAAAATGATTGAAATCTTTTGCGGTATAGAGTTAAAGAATGTAGTTAATATTAAGCTATCGGATGTAATAGATTTAGTGACTCATTTCAAGAAGTTATTCAGTGATAAGTTAGAGCTTAAGAAGACATTTGAGATACAAGGGGTAAAGTTTGGATTCATTAATGAGTTAGAAGATATTTCGTTCGGTGAGTATGTAGATTTAGAATCAAACATAATCGACGTACAATCATTCCATAAAGCAATGGCTGTTATGTACCGACCTATTACGAGTCAGAAAGGGAATAAGTATACCATAGATAAATATAGCGGTACAGCGAACTATGCTGACTTGATGAAATACGCACCACTTGATGTTGTACTTCCAGCATCGGTTTTTTTTTGGAGTTTAGGAAACGAACTATTGACGGCTACCCTGTCTTATTTGGAGAATCAGATGACGAAGAAGAGCAAAACGATTTTAGCGAAACAACTCAATTTGGAAAACGATGGGGATGGTATCAGTCAATATATCAACTCGCTAAAGGAGACATTACAAAGTTTGAACGAGTTACAGAAACGGGACTTTTTGAGTGCTTAACAATGTTGACATTTGAAAAGCAGAAAATGGAAATAGAAAATAGACAACTAAAAAGAGCACATGAAAGGGTACTATGATTTAACGAAAAAATTGCATGACTTACTAATAACAGACGCGTTAGTAAACCAAGTTACGAAAGGTAGTTTGGATAAGATTACGAATGCTAAAAAAGACATGTACCCATTAGCTCACGTTATGATTGACAACGGAGTATTTGAGTCGAACACGATTAAGTTTGCGATTACGTTGATTGTAATGGACATCGTTGACTATACGAAAGAGGACTTGACTCACTTGTATTATGGTAACAATAACGAAGACGATATACACAATCAAACGATAATGATATGTCAACGTGCGTTTGAAGAATTGAGACGAGGTGAAAGCAATGATAACTATTCCATAGAATCAGAGACTGCATCGTTTGAATTATTTGTTGATAGATTTACGGATGATGTTGCTGGTTGCACTATGACTTTTGAAATCACAATGGCAAACGAAATGACTATATGCTAAAGGTACAGGAAGAGTTAGATAAGTTTAAGAAGTACGTAATACAGCAATCTAAATCTAATCTATCTAAGCTAAAGAAAAACGATAGAAAAGGATTGTATAACGCGATTAAAGGTGAAGCAAAAGCAATGCCGAACTCTTTCTACCTAGCATTTGATTTAGGGAAATACGGAGCGTATGTAGACAAAGGTGTAAAAGGTGCGGACCCATCTCAGGTTTCACCTAACGCTAAACTTAAAGGACAGCAAGCGCCAAATAGTCCATACAGTTTTAAGACTAAAAAACCACCTTCTGACCTAATAGCTAAATGGGCCCAAAGAAAGGGGTTAAGGCTAAGAAATAAAAAGGGGCAATATGTAAAAGGAAGCTTCAAAGCTATTGGATTTATCACAGCAAAAAACATTTGGGCGCGAGGTATTAAACCGTCACTATTCTTTACAAAACCGTTCGAGAAAGCGTATAAGAATTTACCTGATGAATTAGTCGAAAAGTACGGATTGGATGCTTTGGAGTTATTTAAGTATACAATTCAACAGCCGAAAAAATGAGTAATATATTAGCAAGAAGTCCTTACATAATATCCGTTAATGAGACGGGACAAGATGGAAGTAAGGTAGAAATATTTCTATGGAACAATGGAACAACTGAGCCTACTACAGCACAGTACACACTATCTAAATTAATTCCAGCATCGAATAACACATTAACAACATACGATATTTCACCATATATTAGAGAGTATTTAACGTTTACAAATAAGCAAACACCGACAACAATTACTGCATTAACAGTAGGTCAGTATTGTAACGTTAAAATAAAACGATATAAGTCAGTAGCTGGTGTATATACTTTATTAAATACGATTGAATACTTTGGATTAGATGGATATTCCTATTATGAAAGTGGAAGTAATGACGATCCAGAAAATCAATTATTAGAGCAAAAGACGTATTATTATCAAGAGGGAATTTATGCTGGTGAGTTCAATGCTTACATGGAGTACGTCGATTCTAGTAATAGGGATTACGTTATATATTACAAGCCAGATTTAAGTGCTAATACACGCGTAAATGTTACATCGCAAGGATGGAAGACTATGCCACGCATTCATCCTTCATATACAGCTACAGGAAATATATTAAAAGTATATAACATGTTCAATACTTTGCTAGCTACATATACATTTCTTCCTGTTTGCGAGCCTAAATATACACCTGTAGTGATTGACTTTATAAATCAATACGGAGCTTGGCAAAGAGAGTTCTTTTTAAAGGCTTCAAAGAATACGTTAAATATCGAGTCAAACGATTATAACGTAATGCAGAGTTCGATAACTAGCTACGATGTACTACAAGGACAAAAGAAATCATTTAATACCAACGCTAGGGAAACTATAAGTGTAAATAGTGGGTATGTTTACGAAGATTTTAGCTCAAATATTAAGCAGCTTTTAATGAGTGAAAGAATACTAGTTGATAATAAGCCTGCGATATGCAAAACAAAGTCCTTAGAACTCATGAAAAATATAAATAATCACATGATTAATTATAGTTTAGAATTTGAGTTTGCTTATAACACTATAAATGCTGTAATATAATGAAAAGAATTGTAGACATATATATTGAAAGCATCAGTGGGAGTGGTGACTATTCTAAATTAGAACTATTTAATGATGAAAAAATTGAGCTTACAAGTACTATTCAGAATATACAGGACATATCTAAAGTATATACCGACTTTACCCAATCGTTTACAGTTCCAGCAAGCACAAATAACAATTCAATTCTGCATCACTTTTATCAGTCGGATGTCGATGTAATAAATAATGGGTGGAATTTTAACTTTAGAATTAGAGCAAAGATTGAGATTGATTTAGTGCCGTTTAGAAGTGGTACTATCATGATGGAGAAAGCTAATATTAAGAACGGAAAAACAGATAGCTATACGCTTACATTCTATGGTGATTTAGTGAGCTTAAAAGATAAGTTTGGAGAAACAAAATTAAGTGATTTAGATTTTACTGCATACGATATTGACTATACAGCAGCGAATGTAATTAATAGAGTTACAACAAATAGCGTTCAAAATCTTATGTTTCCTTTAATAAGTTCAAAAAGATATTGGACGTATAATGATGGGACAAGTACAGACATTAAAACAACTGCGGGAGCTATTGTGTATAGTGAATTATTTCCAGCTTTAAAAGTAGCTAGGATATTTGAAATAATACAAGCAAAATTTGATGTAACATTCAACTCACAGTTTTTTGTAGATACAAATGATAAGTGGGAAAAATTATTTTTATGGTTGAAAAACGAGGAGGTATATACTACCAAAACGAGTGCGGTTACAGCTGATATTGTTTCCCCTAATGGACAGTTGACTATACCTGGATTTACATCGCCTTTATCCGGTCCTTTTTATCCTACAACATTCCCGTCTAAAAATGGGTTTTATTTTGATGCTTCTGTAAATACTTTCACATGTCAAAACGTATCTACTCAAAAATTAACAAGTACCTATTGCAATTTAAAAATATCAGTATCTAGTGTTTCAGATGCGAATGTTGAATATTACATAGATTTATATAGGAATGGAATTGTAATTAAAACACATACTAGTAAAGGAGTTTTTAATCCTATTCAATTTCACTACTTTATTGAATCAGATAATGGTTCTACTTACAAGATTAAAATAAGGACTAAAAGCCCAATGACATTACAGCTAAATGCTACATTAAATTATCCGCAGTATAATAAATTCAATCAAACAATTCAATTTAACGCGACTACTACCACTGCAAAAACAGATATAAGCTCAAAGATTCCAGATATGACAGTAGCTGATTTCTTTAGTGGTATTCTTAAAATGTTTAACGCTACTTGCTATGCTACAAGTGTGGATGTATTTACATTGGAGCCTATAGATATGTGGTACAGTGGTGGTAATATTTTTGACATTACAGAATACACCGACATAGATTCTATAGACGTCGAGAGAGTAAGCGTATTTAAAAACATAGAATTCAAATACCAAAAATCTGAATGTTTTCTTAATCGACAGTTTTATGATAATAATATCATGGATCGTGAATATGCAGAAACAAAATTGATTTTATCAAATGAAGGTACTGATTATAAAGTTGAGCTTCCGTTTGAAAATCTATTAATGACAAACTTAAATGTAGATAATTTTGATGTTGGACTTTGCTTAACAAAAGCACCTGATTTTAAACCTTACATTCCAAAACCAGTGTTATTTTATTACGATTATTATAGAGGTG